TGCTTCCGGAATATTGTTTGCTGTTTTTGAACTTAATATTTTTTGATTTTGTTTTACAATACTTGTTTTTTGTACTTCACGCACAGTAAATTTAATCCTATCTTGATCAGATCTCATGTCTGATGGATAGATTAATATTCCAGGTTCGACCTGTGCTGCAGTTTTAATTGCATTTGATGTTAGATTGAGAGTGGCACCATCCGGTTGGGTTGCTACTGCCATTATAGTTTTCTAATTATTTAGTTACGTATTTAGCGAAATTTAGTGTTCTCAAATAATCAATTTCATCATTATTAATAACGTGTAGTCTTCCAATAATTTCTTGCCATGTATAATTTCTTGATTCACCCCAATGAAAATTAATACCTTTGAATCCCCATCGTTCAATTGCAGTCACAGCAACTAATGGATGTTCATCATATGTAATGTCATTTGTTTTTGGAAAATAAACGAAGGTATAATAACCACCAACATCAGGAATTAACTCAGTTTTATCAAATACTTCCATAATATTCATCATAATATCATCAGGAGTTTTTGCATACTTGAGTTTTTGTTTTAGTCTGGAAACTCTATAGGACATTACTTGATTCCTAATTCATCTTCTGTGATAATCCTGAATTCAAGCATGTGATCTTTACAAAATTCATCTGCAGCCTTCCATTTTGCTTGGTTGGTTGCATAAGTATAAACTTCATTGATATAAGATTTGGTTGTTCTTGATCTTGGTTTTGGTGGAACCGTTTGTTTCTTTGGTTTGATTTCGATGATATATTTTTTGATAGTACCGCCACTTTCTTGTATTTTGATGATGAAATCTGGAAAATAAGTTCTCACTCTTTTTTTCACGGGATCATAATATTTGATACGTATTTCTTCAGAACCCCAGGCAATAATACTTTCATTCATGTCACACCATCTGCAGAATTTTCTTTCCCAACTACTTCTACAAATGATATTGTTCGGATCACCTTGATACTTCTGTGGATAGGAAGGAATGTATCGACTCTTTATACTTTCTGCCATTATATCGACTACATAATATATCAGTAAAATTATTTATAGATGGCTGCGCCAGAACCAAAAAAAGAAACTGGAAAAATAGACTATATTAAATCAAGGTTATTAAGACCTGCTTTAACTTCTAATTATCAATGTTGGTTTGATCCCCCTCAAGATGTTGTTAATTATTTGAAGGCAAATAAAAATTTAAATTATAATGGATTTAATCAAGAATTAATTAGCCTTTCTTGTTCCGAAGCGGCTCTTCCTGGTTCTTCATTAATGACTAATGAAATCAACGATGATTACACTGGTATTACTGAAAGATTAGCATATCGTAGACAATATGATGATCGAGCAGATTTTACATTTTATGTAGATCATGATAATCAAAATGGATATAAAGTCATTTGGTTTTTTGAACAATGGATGCAATATATTGCTAATGAACAAAATGCTTTTGGATTGGATGATCCTAATTTCAATTATAGATTCAGATTTCCAGATTCAAATGAAAAGGGTAGCGGAACTGGGTATCGTTCTCAAGGAATTTATATTAATAAATTTGAAAGAGATTTTAAAGGTTATTATTTAAGTTATAAACTTTTTAAAGCATATCCAGTTGCTATTAATTCAATTCCAGTATCCTATGAGTCCTCTGATCTATTAAAATGCACAGTTTCTTTCACGTATACCAGATATATTGTAAATAGATCATTGTATACTTTTGAACAAACACTTGCCACTGCTGCGAATAATCTTCAAGGAGCAGGAGCTTTGGCAACTCCAATTAATGGATTTAATACGGGAGGAGTTCCAACTCTTTCTTATAAAGCATCTGGAAATACTGTTAATCCTTCTACAGGACTTAATGACGTATCAACAAGTCTTACTTCATCGTCTCCAATTGTATAATAAATAATCACACTGAACTTTATAGGATATTATGCCTTTACCAAAGATTTCTACACCGACTTATGAGTTGGAGTTGCCATCGACAGGACAAACAATCAAATATCGTCCATTTCTTGTAAGAGAAGAGAAACTGCTTGTTCTTGCATTAGAATCTGAGGATTCGAAGCAGATTACAAATGCAATCAAGACAGTTATCAAAAACTGTATTGAGACAAAGAATATCAAGGTTGAGTCTCTTCCAACATTTGATATTGAATATCTTTTCCTCAATATTCGCGGTAAGTCTGTTGGAGAAGAGATTGAAGTCAATATCATTTGTCCAGACGATGAGGAAACATCGGTTCCTGTAAAAATCAATATTGATGAAATTCAAGTTGAAAAGAACCCAGACCATAAGAAGCAAATTAAAGTTGATGCTTCTATCATGATGGAGATGAAATATCCATCACTGGATCAATTTATCAAAAACAACTTTGATTTCTCCGGTAACAACGCAGTTGATCAATCGTTTGATTTAATTGCATCTTGTGTTGATAAGATCTACACTGAAGATGAGGTATGGACTGCTGCTGATGTAACGAAGAAAGAGATTGCAGAATTCTTAGATCAAATGAACTCTGCACAGTTCAAAGAAATTGAGTCGTTCTTTGAAACAATGCCTAAACTCAGTCATAAGATTCAAGTTACAAATCCAAAAACTGAAGTTGAAAGTGAAGTTGTTCTAGAAGGGTTATCATCTTTTTTCGCGTAGGAATGGTCCATATGGACCTGGAGAGTTATTATCAACTCAACTTTTCGTTAATGCAGTATCATAAATATTCATTAACAGAGATTGAAAACATGATTCCGTGGGAAAGAGACATTTATGTAACTTTCCTTAAAAATCACATAGAGGAAGAAGAACTCAAACAACGACAGGCTAATGGCTGATAATCCAAACAACAATAAAAGAATATCAGCCCTTAGTTTAGTTGGTAAGGATAGGTATGACCAATATGTTCAAGAATTATCAGCACAGGGAACAATTGCAGGAAATCAACTAAGTCCTTCAGAAAGAAAAGAAGCATTTAAGAAGAGAAATAATAAAGTTGCATTCAAAACTTTTGTAGAGAAGGTATTACAAAAGAAAGCAGTAGCAACAGCAAGAGTTAAACCAATTGGAATTAAAGCACTTCCTGCAGCAGGTGGCGCACTTGTCAAATATACCCCACAAGCAGAAGCACAAAAATCATCATTTGGTGTCTTAAAGATTTTAAACTCAATTCTTGATACGTTAAAGAAGCAGTTTAAGTTTGATAAGAAAAAAGATGCTGATGATAAGAAAGAAGAAGAAAACGAAAAAAGAAAGAAAAGAGAAGATGCTCTTGAAGGTGTAAAGAAAATTAGTAAAAAAATTGCGGAAAAGTTAATCGCGCCATTTAAGAGTATTTTTGATCGTATTTGGAACTTTATTCTTTATACTTTACTTGGTCGCGCATTTACAAAATTAATGGATTGGTTAGGTGATCCAAAAAATAAAAAGAAAATTTTTACATTAGTAAGATTTTTTAAAGATTGGTGGCCATCCATTCTTGTTGGGGCATTAGCATTTTTTACTCCTCTTGGTAGTTTAATTGCTTCTATTTCTGGAACAATTATTGCATCACTTGCAAGACTAGCAGTGGTAAATCCACTTTTAACTGCGGCAATTGCAACAGTGTCTGGTGGCATTAAATTGTTGAATGATAGTAAAAATGCAAATCAAAGAGCAATAGATGAGGCAGCAAAGAGAAAAGGAACACCATTAAGTAAAGAAGAAGAAACAAAAGCTGTTATTGATGCAAATACACGTTTTCCAGGAATGCCAGGTTTGGGTATTGTAATTGAGCAGCAGGCATCTCAACCGCAAATTCCTAAAAAAGATGTTGGTGGATATATTGATTCAAATACTGGTATGAAAATCACTGGAGCAGGCCCAGATACACAATTAACCGCGTTGCAACCTGGTGAAATTGTAATGAATCGTGCTGCTGTAAAAGCAATTGGAGCGAATAAATTACTTTCACTTAATGCTATGTTCGGCGGACCAAATGCAAATAAACCAAAATTTGCAAATAATATTCAGTTTGCTCAAAGTGGATGAATGGTAGGATATGGTGGCGATGAAGTC